AGCATCTTAGTTGATGGAAATTTCTTCACTTAAACGTAAAGACGTTGACTATCGATACTCTATTGATAGACAATTCTTTACATTTTGAATCGAAGATAAGAATCATACTCGTTATGTATTCACCATAATTAAGATCTATAATCATAACATTCACTATAAATCATATATATGCACTGCTTTACGGTCGTGAACCGACGCATCATACATATACTTAGACTTATAGATCCTGGAAATCTTATAGTAATAATTACTGATAAGGCCCACTGCTCTAGGAAAGCGTGACTTTCGCGCATCATAGGTTCCCTTATCGGCAAATAAATCATTATATTTCAATAATGATTACCATTTAAGGACTGAATATCGGAGATAATTAGATTTAGTATATATACGCACTGCCAGTTGTCAAACTGTCAAGTCGTGAACTTGATGCATCATACGATGTACCTATTAACTAAAAATCTTACGATATTCGTAGAGTAAACAACGATGTATCCCATTTATGATAGTGATTATCGAACTTTCTTCGTGTTAAAGACTCGTGAATATCTTATTGTAGGGACATCAAAAATAAATGATGTACCACGATACAATTTAGATATAACATAATTCTTAATATCAAGGAAAGCAGATATATCACGCAATCGACAAGGACGCATAAAATCGTCTTTTGTTTCTTGCACCATAAAAGGATCCGCATCTATAAAAACTGGGACCTCTGATCTGCTGTCAATCCATGATTTTGGATGTCGAGACAGAATAGATCCTAGATTATCATTCGTAATATCTATGAATCGCATGAAACCACCTTCTTCGAAGGATAATTCCCAATTCATAGTTTTAGATGATAAATCAGCAGAACCTCCATTAATTATTAAAGAAAGTAAAGGACTATTAGCAAAAATATGATTTACATAAGAATGTAACCAAACTTTAAGTTCCGGTACAGAAGGACTAGGTAGAAATACATGTCTACGATCCGATCAAGGATCTAAGAACAATGTACTTCAATCCCACTTTTTAGGGAACCAAAACTTAGTTAAAATATCTATTGTATTTTCCATTTTTGCCGGATTGGGATTACGGAAGCGATCAGCAATTTTTAAAACATATTTATATTTTAAAAACTCTAGGTCTCATAGAAGATACATAATGTATCCTCCACAACGATCACTAATATCATATTTGGAAGGTCTTAGGTAAGACAATCATCATATCCAAGATACCTCACTATTTATAATAGGAGATATCAGAATATGCTTGATCGTACTATTTAAAGACATTCTATAGAAATTAGTAACGGAATGACCAGCTGAAAAGCTTCCAAACCCTAATAGCCTTAGAATATTAACCGGTCTTACACGAAATTTTCGAGACACGTTTAATACATTAGAAAAAGCATTCCCTAAAGAAGAAAATTCTTTTAAGGATGTACCTTCTAATCTTCCTAAAGGTGATATAAATTTCTTAGCAAACTCACAATGTCCATTATTAGATACTAAAGATTTAGACAAGTTAATTCCAACATTTAATGTTTTCATAACTTCTAAATACTTTAGAGCAACTTTCTTATTTAGAATGATAATATCATCCCCAAGTATCATATACTCAAGGAATCATGTTTCAATATCTAAAACCGAAAATGCACAATATTGGACTATAAAATGATGAGTTAATGCAAGCATTCCTCAAGAGGAGTGAGCACCCATAGGCTGACCTGTCCCATATCTCAAACCTTTTTCCTTTAAAGTAAAAGGAAGACAGTATTTAGAGATATCAGAAGTAAAAACTTCATACTCACGGTTTACTAGTATATTACTCCAGTGTTTACCTAAATTTGGAAACACAGAGTCTAGTAAGGGGATCTGAATACATAATGGCAATCGATCAGTAGCTGCGGATAAATCTAGTGAATAACACCAGATTTGACCTTTAGCTTCTAGAATCTTTTGCCGTATTCTTTCAACCCCACCTTCTTGATCGAAGGTAGCATCAGTAGGGATTTCACGAAGAATTTTAAAAATTCAATCGTGCAGCGGGCGCAATACTCATTGAGTAAGACAATCAACCATAGCAAATACCCGTACTTTCCCAGGTTCATCTTTGAAAGCCAAACGGCCTAGAGGTAGCGAAGGAATATTAGAAGTTTCAAGTTTCTGACCTAACTCGGTCATAGCTACAAAACTACGTTCATTTCTCGCTTTTCATCCTCTTCGTTGAGGACAATCCTTAAAGAATCATGAAACAGATTCTCATAACGATTTGTCACGATACAAAGATAGAAGAGAAAGTAAAAATCCAGAAGACGAATTTCTTCCAGATCCTGATACTATAGCCCCTGAAGAGGCTAATAGATTAGGATACCAGATGAAAGATAACTTAACTGGATTTATTAATAGTCAGAATATAGGTATAAACCTTATCATAGACTCGGGAACTTTTCCAATAAATGGATCAGTAATGGTTGAAAGCTTAGCTTTACCTAAGAAAGGAATCACCCTATAGAGGTTCAGAACTGTCAGGACAATTCTTATAGACACAGGATTTCTATCCCTAAGGCCCTGTCTTCAATAAACAGGAAAAATCCGAGGAATACCTGAATGCGTTAGAGCAATATGAACATCATATATTGTAGAATTAATAAATTTTTGACGTTTATTAAATGCTAAATATTGCATGGTATATATGCTACAGCCCTTCAAGTATTGCGCTACGAATTTCATCCCATTGGATTTTCGAAAGGAGTCCAAAGAGGAGAAAAATACATACGTTGCTTTCACATGATTCTTATCTAATCGATCAGCAATAATTCGCTCTATGGAAATCATAGAAGCAGTATATTGCTTAAAGGCTTTTACACCTTTATGCCAAGAAAATCTTCGTTTTAACTGTTTGATGCTCAAGTATAACTTGTGTTTTAGGCTATTGTTTAAATACATAGTTTAAAATAAATTATATTTGACTGAGGTTTCCTCATGTGCGCATCCGTAGTTAAACTCTACTCAAGAGTAGTTAGATTTCTTCTTCAGTTACCACTGATTCTCAATCAATGGTCTGCAGGCAGATTCGGATAAATCGTGTTACTAACACTGTAGGTTGTATAAGACAACTGACAAGCAGCTTACTTACATGCCTACGAAAGGAATAATTTCCTTCCATCCTACTTTGCAAATCTTAGTTGAACCAAAAATTTCTTTTTGGAGTCAATAAGACTCGGGTAGATTACCCCGTATATAACAG